CACGGACGAATGGTTCACGGCCCGCCTTGGCAAGGTGACAGCCTCTCGTATCTCTGACGTTATGGCTAAGACCAAGAGTGGCTGGGGCGCAAGCCGGGCCAACTATATGGCAGAACTCATCGTGGAACGTCTGACGGGTCAGAAGGGGGACTCCTATCAGAACGCCGCGATGGCGTGGGGGACGGCAACCGAGCCAATGGCACGGGACGCCTATCAAGCGAGCACGGGCAACCTCGTTGAGGAAGTCGGCTTCGTCCCTCACGCCAGCATTGATAATTCCGGCGCAAGCCCGGACGGCCTGATTGATGGTGATGGTCTTATTGAGATCAAATGCCCTCACACAGCAACGCATATTGATGCTCTGATGGGGCAAGCTGTCCCATCAAAGTACATCACGCAGATGCAGTGGCAGATGGCATGTACGGGCCGCAAGTGGTGTGACTTTGTAAGCTATGACCCTCGTATGCCTGAGCACATGCAGCTGTTTATCAAGCGCGTAGATCGTGACGATGAACTAGTAAAAGTGCTTGAGGATGAGGTAACGAAGTTCCTTGCCGAGCTTGCTGAGAAGCTGGCAACCTTGAACAAACTTTATGAACTGGAGTGAATAGCATGAACGGCAAATATGAAATGAAAGACATGAGCGGCAGTGCGTTCCACAATACGCGCCGCGACCGCGACACAAGCCCGGACCTCACGGGATCTGCGATGGTCTATGGCAAGGAGCACTGGGTCAATATGTGGCTCAAGACAGACAAGAACGGGAAGATGTGGGTTTCCTTCAATCTGAAGGAAAAGCAACCATCAGCCCAGGCGAAGCCAAAAGAGCGCGAAGAAATCCCGCCGCTCAACGACCATATACCTTTCTGACCATGGAGAATGACCTCCCACTCTCCGAGCAGTTTCGCGTCATCGCCAAGAAGTGGGTTGATGCGGACTCTGCTGCCTCTCTCCTAGAAGAGAGCAAAAGCAGTTTCCTTGCCAAGCAAATGGCTATGCAGGGGGATATGCCCGTCAGTCGTGCTGAGATGATCGTTAAGGCGTCATCTGAGTGGAGCGACTACATCAAGATGATGGTGGAGGCGCGGGAAAAGGCCGCGCTTCTCAAGGTGCAGCTTGAATACATCAGAATGAAATTCAGTGAATGGCAATCAAACGAGGCCACACGTAGGGCCGAAATGAAACTGTAGGTGAAATATGGATAATCAAGAAGCTAATGCAGAAATGGATCGTGCTAAAGAACTGGCAGAAGTTGCCATGAAAATCAGCGCGATCCTTGAGGGTCTGGATTACCATGAACGGCTGGGCATATCGGGCTCAGTTCTCATGCAGACGATCATAGAGCATCATGAATATGAGGTTGAGGTTTTTGCTGACATGGCACAAGCCTTTGTCAATATGATGACCAGCTATCGCTTCCTCAACTCATTGGCGCCTGATGACGACGAAGATAATGATGAGGAAGCTGATCAGCCGCATATCAGAAGCAAGCAATGAATCTATGAGGTGTGTGATGACTAACTTTGAAGATTTTGAAAACGCCCTCAACGATATCTTAGAGGTCGTTTCTCTGGATTCAGACAAGTTTTCTCTCGACGTTCTTGAGACAGCCTTCATTGAGTACATCTTTCAAAACATGGATGGAGATGAGGGAAAGGCTGAGCTTGATAAACGCATAGATAGCATGAAAGAAATACTGAATATCTGGTATGATGGGTCGGAGTACTGGGATGATTTTGAACGAAAAGAAAAAATCAGACTCGTCGTCTCAAACGACAAGAACGATTAAACGAGTTCGTATCACATCAAAAATGCGAGCAGACATCTTTATGCGGCACGGGGGCATATGCCACCTGTGCAGCATGAAGGTCATTCCAGGAGAAGATTGGGATGTTAGCCACGAGATTCCTTTGGAAGCTGGGGGCGCTGATGGGCCTGATAATTGGCTCGTTGCTCATCGGAAATGCCATCGTACTCATACTGCTACTGTTGATGCTCCGTTAATTGCGAGGGTGAAGCGAATTCACCAGCGCCATATCGGAGCCAAACAATCACGGAGTCCGCTTCCTGGCGGGCGCCGATCCAAATGGAAACGAAAAATGGATGGCACGGTAGTGCTCAGGGACGGTCATGACTGACAATCACGATAGGTTTGTGAAACGACTTCTGGCGTCTCAAGGCGCAGTCTTCCGTGTAGGGCAGTGGCTCGGCCAAAATGGCTGGGACATTCAAATCCCTGCGCTGAAGGTTGTGTCTCGGAACCAAGACCCTGTTGACTTCTTTGACAGCGGGGATCTCTTCCGCCGCAAAGGAGCCGGGCCATGGGAGCGAGTGGAGGTTAAGGGTTCGGGAACCGAGTTCACAAACCGGGAAAGCTGGCCCTACGGCAACGTGATTGTATCTAATAAGGAAGCGGTAGAGCGAGGGGCCGGTGATGTGAAAGCCTACGTCATTCTCAGCAAAAACTGGGATTGGGTAGCAATCATCAAGGCTGAGACAAGAGAGCATTGGTGGGTAAGCGGTCTATACGCATCCAATACAGATAAGTGGGAAGACTTCTATCTTTGCCCAACAGACAAAGTGATCTTCCATGAGATGAAACACAGGGGATCATCGTGAAGTTTATCATCACTATGAACATGCCAAGCGCAAAGAATTATCTAATCCATCAGCTAACGGTGAAGGTGAATGTAGATTCCTGTGCTGATTTCTGTGAAATGATGAATGATGAAGAATTCATCCTTTGCAGGCTTTTGTACAGGCGCACCCTAGTATCAGGGGAAATCGCCTTTGAGGATCGCGGTGACGTTATCATCAACACGGCGCATATCGGAAAAGTGCAAGAATACTATGAACTTGAAAAGGAATATGGACATGACGAATCATACGGAAATTCTGAGCCAAGCTATCACCACCCTGCGGGAGAGAGGGGCTCAGTACGGAAGCGTAGAATCAACCTTTGACCGGGCGGCAAAGCTTTCAAGCATCTTGCTGAACCAAGAAATCTCGCCTTACGAGGTTTCCATGATCATGGTGGCTCACAAGCTGGCTCGGCTGCAAAACGCAAGGTCTCTGGACGATAATTACGTTGATGCAATGAACTATCTGGCCATCTCAGCCCAGTTTGCACCAACGCAAGAGACCCCCAAAATTTCAGGGGTGCAGATGCCTGTAGAGGCTGACATCGCAGAAATTGCAAGACGGTTTGCGCCAATCATGCCGACCCAGACGGCCAATAAGGAAGAGACTGAATAACAATCAATTATTGAGGCGGTGGGAAACTGCCGCCTCACTTAAGGAATAGAGAAATGGCTCAGCAAAAAAAACTCACTGGAACAGACAAGCAAATCATAGAGCTTTGGGAGGCCGGATACACGGGCCAGCAGATCGGGAAAGAGCTTTCCATGACGAGAAATGCGGTCATGGGTAGGATTTACCGCCTGCGGCGCATGTCTCAAATGGACTATGGGCACAAGAAGAAACTAGACCGGCCAGAAATCAAGGAAGTTGTGAAGCCCGCAAAAAAGCTGGAGCTTCCAAACGCGCCGCCACGGAAAATATCTCAGGTCTTGGTGCTTCCAGCATCTATGGTTCGGAGAGGGCTAATCAAGCCAGCCCGGAAAGGCCCTGGATATACCTTGATGGAACTGAAATCCGGCATGTGCAAATACTCAATCTCTGGGGATCATGTGAGCGAATATCTGTTCTGCGGGGCTAGGGTTAAGCAGGGCGCTTATTGTGATCACCATCATAGCATTTGCTACATGCCCTCAAGGCCGAGAGAGCGTGGGAAAAGCAGTAGTAAGCCATTCATGATTGAGGGGAGGAAGTTTTGATTACTCAGCTTGATCCGCCAATCCCCGTGGTGACGCCACTAGGCAAGGGCATAGCTCATGTTCTGATTGACTACGGCGCAGAGCATGATCTTATTTGGGTTGTGTTTCAGGACAACAATGAGTGCTGGTCCTGGCGCAATCAGGACATACGTGCAGACGAAAACCTCACTTTTGGACGAAGAAAAAAATGAGCGACAAACTAATCAAATCAGGGTTCCACTGGTCCTTCGGATGGATGCGTAAGAAATCCGAGGACTGCGAGCATGGGTACGCATATGAACATCCTGACGGGGATCTTATCTGGACCCCTCGCATGGATCACAAACTCGTAGCCTATCTGGACTGCTTTCAGGATGAAATGACTGGCGAAAATTACGTCACGTTCAGCAGCGAGTTGTCATCCGAGATGGCTAGGTATCATACGAAATTCAATCGGGCTTAAATGAAAGACATGATTTACGACTTAGCATGGCTGCTCATCCTGCCAGTAGGGGCAATGCTCTTCTGCTTGGCTTTGGGGGCAGTCATGCTCTTTTTCGGCTTAGTCACTTCAATCAGGAATACGGAAAATGATACCTAAAGTCATACACTTCATCTATCCATGGACAGAGAAGACCCGACCATGGTCTTTGGTGAACACGCTGGCTGTCAGGTTAGCTAAAAAACATCATCCAGATTATGAAATCATTGTCTGGACGAACTCACCAACCCGTGTGCCGTTGCTTGGCGTGACAGTTAAGAAATGCGACCTTCCAACTCACGTTGGCGGGGTAGAGATTGTTTGGCCTCAGTACATATCTGACGTTATGCGCCTACAAATTCTATTGGATTGGGGTGGTGTCTATATGGACACGGACATGCTGCTGATGATGGATTTGAATAGTCATGTCAAAGCAGCGGGTGAGCATGATAGGCTATTCATGTGCTGGGAGGATTCATCAATGACCTCTGTATGTAATGCCTTGATGATCTCACCGCAGGAAAATCTTTTCATAAAAACTTGGCTGGATAAAATACCAGAGGCGTTGCAATCATCTACATGGGCGCAAGGCGGTGTCGTTCTTCCCGCTCAACTCGCGGCAGACAAGTCTTTAGAAAAGACGCGAGCCATTTTGCACCATAAATTTTCTTGCCCGTTGGATCTATCCAGAAATTGGATGTTTGATCCTGCGTTAAAGCAAGAAGCAAAAGATCGCGTTGGCAACGCAACCGCCATCCATATCTTTGAGACGTTCTGGCGTGACATCATTAAAGACATCACGCCTGAATGGATTGAGAAGAACGACTGCCTGTTCAGCGAACTTTTTAAGACACACCACCGCCAGTGACAACGAAGGTGTTGCTCGCTACGCAGAGGATCGTAGCCAATCCATAGCTGGACAGAGTACGGTTGCCCGTTGTGGTCGTGCCAACAAGGCGCAGGGTCGTACCGCTTGCAGAGATCGTCTGGCTGGAGCCAGAGTTATTATAGACCGACACGACTTGACCAGCGGAGAAGATGCCCGATGGGACTACGATGCCGCCGGTCGTAATTGAAATGAACTTGCCATTGTCAGTTGCTTGAAGCGTATAGTTAGATGTCTGCGAGTTGGCGGGAACTGTGCGAACATTGCCAATTGAATCTGAAACAGATGTTCCAGCATTGACTGTTGTCGTAGCCGTAATACTGCCACCAGCAGTCAAATTATTTGTGACGGAGAGGTTGCCCGATCCATCTTCATAGAGGTAGGCCAGCTTTCTGATATTTGTACCATCGCTGACGATGTGCATCCGGGTGCTACGGGGAACCACAAAACTCGTGCCGCCGCCGCCTGAAGCAAACGTAATGCTCCACGGGCCACCAGAAGCATCCGTCGTGCTGTTAAAGACAATCCACTGCCCAGACACGCCAGACGGGATCGTGTAGGTCACAGAGGCCGAGATCGCGCCGCTGATGTTGATGAACAGGGGACGATACTGAGCATCGGTCAAGGTAGCGGAACCACCAGTCGCATTGAGAGATGTCGTGCCGCCAAACGCCTGATCAATAATGTCCATGTCGCCATTGACGGGCACGTTCCACGTATCAACGTAATCGCCGTTGCCGGGCTTCTCAAGAATCTTGTTGGTGGTAAACGAAGAAGCCATGATCAGCCCTCAATATGACGGTTGGCAATCTCAAGAGCCTGAGCAACATGAGTGTCAGGAGCTTTAAGAAGGACTTGCGTATCCCTGTTGATCTCTTTTTTAGCGCGTTCTGCCATATTGACCAAGCGATCCGATATGCTGTCGTGCGAGACTTTACCGCCAGTAGCCCTGCCAGTACGCAGGGGCAGCGCTTCGTAGTCAGGCTCCGCACCAGCACCTTCAAAGGCCTCAAGGTTGCGGATCGGCACATTTGTCAGGAATTCTGGCGTTTGCCTTAAGACCGGGGCGCCAGCCGTTTCTGCCGCGACTTGCCGAGCCCCTCTGACGCCACGGAGAGCGGCGCCGCTGATCTCAGAAATTGCCGGTCCAATGATGGCGCCAGGCAGACCATGGAATTGATTGCCGATGATACCAGCGCCAATGCTGACAGCTGTCTGCATCGCGCGAGCAACCCGGCTTTCTTTCTCAGCCTGAGAAACCGGGGACTTGTTGATGATATTTAGCGTGGCCGACAGGCGGCGCATTTCGCTGAGTTCCTGAGGCGAAAAGACCTTTTTAGCAAGGTCAATATTTTCAGTCAGGAGCAAATCTATTTTCTGGGGCAGCTTTGCAAGATTGGTAGTGTCACCAAAAGCCAAGGTGCGAATGTTTTGTTTGATTTGAGCCATGGCCGGGCTATTTGCGCCGAGAGCCATCTCAAGACGCTCGTAGACCTTCTCGCCCAGTTTCGGGTTCATAAGGCCCGCATTGATGGCTCCTTGGGCCGTTCTAGCAGCAGATTCCGTGAGATTGGGCATTACATTCCCAGTCTCATCAAACATTTCACGCATGATGCGGTTCATTATACCGCTTTCAGAAACCTCTTTTGGATAATAAATGGTTTTGTATTGCTTCCAAAGATTATCTCCAGTCTTCCATTTTTCCAAAAGCTCATGACCAGCGCCAGTGAACAGCCCGGACTCCACAGCAGCCATGACGCTTTCATCATAGCTCTGCCGAATTGCTTTCATGGCAACCCTGTCAGAGCCTTTAGCCTGCCGAGAAAGGGAATTTAATTCATCTTTGATAGCGAGGATATTTCTAGCGTTCAGCGGATCTCCAGGAAAGGGAAGCTCGCCCGTTTCCGAAATACGTCGGATACGATCAAAAGCCTTAGCGGCCTTCGGATACACATCAAGATTTTGAGTGAGGTCCGGGATGTTTGCAGAGTTAAGTTTTCTCTCCAACATTGGCAAAAATGCTTGAGAAACATCATCTGCAAATTGCACTTCTAATGCAGCGGCTTCTTTGTATGGTGCTTGAGCCGCAGTTTTGTAAGCTCTTTCGGCTGCATACAAATCTTCGGCTACAGATGTGCCAATAGGGCCTTGAGGTGCAAGTTGTGCAGCCTTTGCCCCAACAGCAGTTTCAGCTTTTGCCCGAGCCAGTTCAGCAGCCTCAGAAGCAGCGGCGGTCGGCCTCGCTCCTGTTACCATGCTCTTAGGCGGCGTGATGCCCTGAGAAAGAAGGAAACCCTCCGTGGCCGCAGCTTCGGTCGGACCCTTCTTTTTCATGTTCTCAATGATCGCTGACTGCACGGCAGCCAACTCATCAGGCGGCAGCTTGTCACCAAGAGCGCGGGTAATAGCCTCTTGTGCCTCAGCTGTGGGCTGACCTGTTTTGGGGTCAATCGGATTTTTTACCCGGCCCAGATATTTCGTCAGGGGACCAATTGCGGCCTGAACACCAGCGCCCAATCCAGCGCCAATAACGGCAGACTTGGCCATTTCTTCTGGGTCAAAGTTTGTCTCAAACCCGGTAGAGACACCTGTCAGCGCGCCAGTTGTGGCCCCAGCGGTTCCAAGCTCGGCAGCTTTACCGGCAGTTGCGCCAGCTTTTGCTGCTGTAGCCGCTTTTGCAGTCTGCGCAAGTTTGGCAGCACCGCCGCCTGGAAGCAGAACACCTCCAACAAGTCCGACGCCTGTCCCGTATTTAGAGGCCAGAGGATTTCTCCGCGCCAGAGCGTCTTCATATTCCTTTTGCTCAGCAAAAACCTCGTCAAAAGGACGGCCAGTTCTCAGCGCCGTTGCACGAGCAATAGCGTAGGAAGGCGCATTAAGCAGGGCCGCATTCCACGCAGTGTACGCGCCCGCTTTATATGCTTCAGGCACAATCCCCTGAGCCGACTCAACAAGTTCCCGATCGCGAACTTCCTGCTTTTCAGTAGCGGTAACAGGCGCCCGCTCAGCTGCCGGGGCCTTAAACTCCGGAAAGGCCGAGAAGTCTTCGCGCTTAACCTCGGGGAAAGAGCTGAAATCGTTAGCCATCAGGGAACCCTCCGAGTCACGCCATTTGGATCAACGAACACGGTTCCAGACGGCAATGCTCGCGCTTCTTCAACAGTGCGAACCGTAACTGGCTGTGCGGGGGCAGACGGCTGCGCTGGACTCTGTGCCGGTGCTTGCGCTTGATCCCCAGCCCTCCCGCTACCGGGAGTGAAGTCACCATAAGACTTTCGCAGGCCATCAAGCGTGTCCTTGGACACTTTAGCGCCGACAGGGATTTCGCTGAACGCATTGCGAACTGCTGCGTTGTATGAATTTGGGTTAGTTCTCCGATATTCAAGATTGAAGGCAGACGGGCGCATTGACCCACCAGATTCAATCCAAGCCTTATCCTTGGCCATGAGATAATCCATCTCGCCAAGCTGGCGCCCGATGAGTGAATAAACTGCACCGGGGTCCATAGACGGATTTGGCACGGTCTGAACGGCTTCGATAAGGCTTGCTTTTGGAGCGCGTGACAGATTGCCTTCGCCGACAATCTCAAAGGCTTGGCGCAGCGCCAGCTTGAGAGCTTCGTCGTAATTTGGCGTTTGCCCCTGCAAGAAAGCAGGAACCGGAGCATTTATGCCTCTAAAATAGGACTCCAGCTGAGCTTTAACCTCAGCAAGCCGTCCTCCGGCATAAAGCGAGTAGATATTTGACAAGCGAACCAAGTTGGCGCGAGCAGATTCGTAATTCTCTGCGCGCTTATCAACTTCCTCGTTATGCTTGCCAATACTCTGCGTATTGTACTTCGCAGTTTCAGCGTTGATGCCGACCTGAAGGGCAGCCGCTTCACGAATATACGTATCAAGGCGCCTCTGCTTCTCGTCAGCCGACTGGCGAAGCGATTGAGCCTCAGGCATCTGAGCGGCGTCACCAAGAGACGCGATAGCTTTGGCGCGAGCGCGATCTGCGGTGATTTCAGCACGGAGCTTGGCAGGGTTTTTGTCGTCAGTCAGGCCGTAATAGTCGGCATAACGTTCAACGTATTCCTCCACTTGAGTTTGGCTCTTACCAAGGAGATTGACCTTATCCGGCGACGTGTTCATCCACGCTTTAGCGCCCTGTGCCTGCTGGCCCGGAGTGCCTTCTGCGGCCTTTTCACCAGGCGCACCTTCTGCCGGTTTTGCACCCGGAGCCGTAGGAGCGGCGGGGGCACCGGGAGGTGTAATCGCAGGAGGCGCAGCAAAGCCCGTTCCAAGACCGAAGCTCTTAGGATCAACGCCCCTTGCCCGCAAGCTTTCCGCATAGACAGATTCAATCTGATCCGGGTTAGCGCGTTTGCCGGTATATTTATCAAACCAAACCGTTTGGCCATTATCGTCAATGGACCGCGTAAAGCGATCCTTGATGAGATCAAGGACACCCTTGGCCAGTTTAGCCTGAATTTCACGGTTCTGCTGATACCCAGCAACGCCGCCGACAATGCCCTCGCCGAGAGCCCCGCCAAGTGTTGGGCGCTGAGATGCCAGTGTTGAACCAACAAACGACAGGAACGGGACAAGGAAGTCGCTGGAGGTTGCCTTCTCGCCAATGCCCTTAAGGGTCAAGCCCTTCTCGGGCTCTCCTTCGCCAAATTTGGCTTCACGAGCACCACGCGCCGGGAGGTCACCCTCTGCAACGACGCCGCGAGGACGCTGATCCCCGCCATAATACTTCTCAAACATGGAGACGTAGCGCGGAACAGTGGTCCCAAGAACATCCTTGCTTTCACCGGCCTTCTCAATCGGGCGGCCAGAGAACCACATAGACGCAGCTTGGCGGGGATCGTCGTACTGCTTGAGATACTGACCGATCTTTGCCTTTGCGGTCGTTTCCTGAGCCTCTTTGTCAGCCAAAAACTCTTCAGGGGTCATGCGGCGACCAAGAGCCTCTTCAGTCCAGGATGGGATATTTGCACCCATGATCTGGTACTTACCATAAGCCCGATCGCCACGACGAGTTGTTGGCCCCATAGCACCGTAATCGCCGCCACTTTCAATCCGAGCCAAGGCGCCAAGTGTTTTTGCAATCTTGGTCTCGTAGTCTTCTGGGATATCCTTGGGAGGCACGACGCCCGGCTCAGGCGGGCCGCCATCCTGATAGCCATCGCGAGGAACCTCGCCGCCATCAGCAAACGGAATAACGTAGCGTCCCATGATGGACTTTTGGGCTGGTGCTTGAGGCACGCCACGGACAAAACCGTAGCTGGCATCAATTTCACCACGGCCACGACCGATCGGGAATTGCAGGCCAGCGCCAATGTTTGAATACTTGTCAGCCTGAAGATAGCGACCACGCAGACCTAAACCGGGCTCCAACATGATTGCCAAGGGGATAAGGCTCGGCTGTTTCTCGCTGGGCATGTTGCGGGCAAATATACGATCCGCATCCGTTGAGTCTCGCAGATCAAAATCCTCACTCAAGCCAGAGCCGCTACGCTTCGCACCGCCAGACTGATAGCCATCGCGATCAATCTCGCCGCCATATGCTGCATGTCTGCGATCTGCGGCATCATTTGTAGCTTGGAAATAATCCACAAATTTAAGACCGCGATGCTCTTCCACTGCCTCAGGATGGCGACGCTCAACGTCCTGAGCCATCAGGCCAAGCTGGGTCTTTCCATCGCCAAAGTCATAACGATAGACGGGTTGTCCGTCATAAAGTTCACCGACTTGCTCCTTGTTGTGCTTCATCCGCTCATCAGAAAGCATGGCAAGGAATGGGAGAACCTGAGCAAATCCGGTTCCAATTGAGCCAAGAGCAGACCCTATGCCGGTCGCTGCACCCGCAGCCCCAGCAGCCCCAGCGGCGCCCGCAGCGCCAGACCCAAGACCAAGAGCGCTGCCCAAGCCGCCAATCCCTGTGGAAAGGCTTCCGAGCCCCTTCATGGCCGAAACACCACTTCCCAGCAGACCGGCAAGCTGACCCGCACCGCTCGGGGCGCCGCCGGGGGCGCCAGTGCCTTGAGCAGTTTTAAGCGGCTGAATATTTTTAGCGCCAGACTTGAGAACACCACCAAGAGCATCCTCATTGCCCTTCATGGCATCTCCGCCATAAGGCAAAGCAGCATCATCTTCGCTGACGGGTCCACCATCGTTATAATTTGATCGGTGAACAATCAGACCACCAGCAGCCGCTGCTGGAATTTCTTTACTAAGGCCAGATAACCAGCCTTCTTTGTTAAACTCGCCGCCCTTGCCAAACAGGCCAGCAAATTTTTTACCATCTTCCGTGCCGCCAACGAGGCCTTGCTTGCCCATCTTATAGAGGTCAGCAATTTGCTTGCCCGTTTGTGCGGCCTGAGACAGGCCGGAAGGTTGCTGCTGCGGAAGGCCGCCAGCCGTAACCAGCTTTGGCACAGGAATGTTCGCAGATGGGACAATACCAGTCAGCCCTGGCGAGCCACCACCCATTGTGCCTTGGCCACCATACATCGCAATCGGCTGGCCAATCGCAGCCAGAATTGAACGCATATCCTCAGGAGAAACAGCCCCGCCAGGCGCATAATGACCCGGTTCGTAGACCGAACCACCCATGCTGTCAGGATTGCGGACAACCTTATAGTCATCAACGTCAATAACGAGACCCGGCGCCTTCTTCTCAATATCCTGGGCCATCGGGCCGACACGCTTCGGAGGCATAGGCTCGCCGGTTTCCCGTGCGCGCTTAACGTCATCCTTGTAGTCGTAAGCATACAAGCCCTTACCCAGCGACTTGATGTTGGTCTTTTCACGCTCATCCGAGAAGAAACCAGCTGGCTGGGTTGAAGTCGTCGTGCTGCCCGAAAGCGCACCCGTGCCCATCGCGATGTTCGCAAGGAACTGGGCAACTTGGAACGGATAGCCACGCTCCTGAAGGAACTGTTGATAGCGAGCCGTGACATCAGCCTGTTGGGTCTGCTGCTCTGCCGTGCCAGCTGCCAACTGAGCCTGAGCGCCCTGCAAGGCTGCTTGCTGGGCTCCGGTCCCGAGACCGGCAATGGCCTGACCGGCCTGCATACGACGCGCCAGATCTTGAGCAATAACACCCTGCTGACCAGCGGCTGTCTGGACTGCCTGCCCATAACCTTGCTGATATAGAGGGGCAATTGCCTGCGCCGTGCCGAGAGCCTGTTGACGAGCCAAATTTGCCCGTTCCAACCCAGCCCGATCGCCACCATAAGCGCCACTCTTAATGGCCTGAGCCTGCTGCATAGCCCGCTCTTGGCCCTGCTGCTGCTGAAGAGCCTGCAAGGTGGGATTGACTACAGCTTCGGTGTACGGGTTCTGATAGTAGCCGATCTGGCCCTGTGTCAGGGGGCCAACATCTTGAGCCCCTGCCATTGTAAGGCCGGTAGCCGCGCCAAAGAACGGCTGAGCAAGCTGAGAGCCTGCACTCGTGGCCTGAATACCAGCCTGCTGGGTTGCTGTAAGAGGAGCAACAAACTGGCCGCCATATTGCTGGAACGGCTGTTCCGCAACTTTTTCGGCTTTCGCGTTGACGGCATTGTACCGGGCAAGCACCTCCGGCGGGATGGACACAGATTGGGTGCTTGTGGTGGTTTTGCCGCCCATATCAAACTTCCTTGTTCATCCCAGTGGTCGCGCCGTAAAGGAAAAATGCCCCGCTGGGTTTCCCAAACTGACGCTCGTACAACCGTACCTTAGCTTCTGTCCGATGATTGGATAATACCCCAATTATCAGGGGAATACCTAAATTATCGGACACATGCTTTGAAAACTCACATAGCCGACGTGCCCGACCCCCTTTGGCACTGCGGTATTTAGAGTCAATGAAGATGGCCTTTTCTTCAAGAACCTCGTCGTCAGAATACCACATGGAGCCGACCCTGAGTAGGACCGCCCCCTCTAATTTTTCACCTGTATTTCCAATAATTCCGAGAAGCCCACGGTCTAAATTCAGGGCTGGCCATATTTCCTGAAGAAGCTTCTCGGGATTTGGAGATACAAACCCATTTTCATCACAGGCGGACAGGGCCAATGCCATGACCCCATCCACGTCGTCTGGCGTACCAATTCTCACCCCTAGATTGTTCCGCATTGCTAATCTTTCTTGGGGCCAGGAAGATTCCTGAGGGTTTGAACAGTTTTAGCCCTCATTTTCTTAATGAAGCCATCTAGCGCCTTGTGACCCCTATCCAAGTCGCCGTCCCCGATCGCTTCAACCTCATATGGCGTGATGACGTATTCGCCACCAGCCGCGACAATCGGCACAAGGTCGCCCGTCCAGCCGCCGGACGAGAAAGCCTGAGCGCCAGGCAGACCCTTAAACATCTGCCGAATAATCCTGAACCCAGCCATAGTGTTACCCTCGCCCATAGCCGAGACAATATCTGCCGGTATTACATAAGAGCCGGATGGGACGTGCATTGGCAAATGATCTGTTCGCCCAGCCACGGGGCTATGGATAGGCCCAACGTGCGATTTTGGCCGCTTCCCAATAGTGGTTTCAACGGTAGTCGTAGTGCCCCCATCGGCTCTTTTTGAGCGTCGCGCTACATTCAAAGCTATGGCAATTGCCTGCCTTTGAGGACGACCTGAATGAACCAACTCGCTGATGTTGGAACTGACAGTCTTTTGGGAGGAACCTTTTTTCAATGGCATGGCTTAACCCGGCGAGTAAGTGACATTGATTGACTGCCCGGTTCCGGGAGTAACGACAATGCCAGAGGTGAATACTTGTCCTACTTTGAACACGCCAAGAGTCGTTGGAATAGCGCACAAAGCCGTACTCGCGACTGGCGATACAGCAGAAGCGTTTGAAATTTTCCCTGCTGTGGTCCCGGCCACTACAACCGAAAAGTTAACCAGATACCCACCACCCGTGAAGATTACGGTTTCAGCAGTTACGGTTTCAGATGTAATAGATCCAAGAGCGCGAAGACTTGCTTGCGCGATGCCGTTTATGCCAACGACGCCGTTCTTCTGGGTAGTGAGAATGTCACTGAGAGAGGCTGTCATCAGAAACGCCCATCTGGTTGCAGGCGATAACGGAAGTTACCGAGACGCCAGAATGAATCAATGTCGTTGCTCTCAATGCGGATTGAGACCAAACGACCCCTGAAGCGGGGCGTGATAAACGTCGTCGCCTGTGTCAAGGTAAAGGGACCATATGTCGTAGCTGTCTGGCCGGGGTAGTCCGTGACGTAAAACGTCATGTTGATATTGGCTTCTTGAACGCCGCCAAAATAACCCCACTTCATATCGGGCCAAACCTGATCAATAAACATCTTCACATCGGCTTCGCTTAAAGCGAAATAACCCGTTTGGAAGTATGAGTTCATTGCTACGCCATCAGCATTCTGAGATGTTTCATGCTGGTAGATATAACGGTTCAAGCCTGCGCCAATTGGCGGACCCAGAACGGATTCGTTAATCCATGCCGAGCGAGCAACATACGGGTTGGCCGTTGAGTTAAAGCCATAATCCCACTGATCCAGATTGTAATTATATTTCACATAGCCTTCGTTCTCGCCGCCGTTACTAAGCGTCGGGAAGTACCAAGTGATTTCACCAAAGCGGCTGTTAGGCGCGATCCTGATCTTGTCCAGATTGGTGGTATCCAAATCTTGGAAGACCACATCCCAGACAGGACAGCGAACGGGCTCAACACCGCCGCCAGAAAGCTTATAAAACTGGCTTTGGCCCATCCAATAAACAACGCCGTTTACCGAACTAGCAGCTTTTCTTCCAATCAGACCGCAGCCCGTGCCAACTTCGTTGAACTGATAGACATAAGGAGGGCCAGCATATTGCATTGCCCAGACGCCAAGATCAGTCCAAACCAAACTTTGCTGTGGGCCTTGAATACACTGGACAATCCGCGACCCTTTGGGAACGCGATAACTGCCTGCCTGATTGACAACAGTGCCAACCCACGCATCGTAATTGTCAACATCACACCAACGGATGAGCAGAGGGTCTTTGATGCCCGTAAACGTAGAGCCCCAAGCAACGATCTGACGCTGCGGCATCGCGACAAACATGCCATCGTTTACCGGAGGAGCGTTTGGAATAATCAATGCGACAGGATCGCCGCTGGTGGGATTCCAACGATAAATCGGGCCATCCAAAGGACTGGCAATCAGGGTTTCGCCCCAATTGTCTAATGTCCAATCCGTCGCATTGATTGGCGTACCCGTGCCAGAAATAGGCGGTATGCCAGTGCCATACCCACCGCCGCCGTATGGCCCAATACCATAACCAGTTCCCGGAGGAAGAGGCCCAATGCCGTTGTAATAAACAAGCCGGACATTGCCGCTGTTGATAAAGGCATTGGCGGTTGATGTCGCAGAAGTGGATGCGGAAATTCGGAATACGCTGGTGGATGTGACAGCAACGACAATGTAATTGCCGTATAGGGTCACGCCGCCGACCGATGTTGCCACAAGAATTGGGAACGTGTCGCCAACGAGGTATCCATGATTGGCAAGCGTCACATCAACGAAGTCGCTGCCGTTTGTGGTATCAAATTCAGGGACAAGGCCACCATTTGCTACAGTTGAGGTAGCAAGTGCAGGGGCTCCAAGAATGTTTGTGGCATAGATCGTGTATGTGTTGGCCGAGCCGCCGGGATTGAAAACCTGATACTGCCCAAACAGGACAAGGCCACCGACACTTACCTGTGTCTGGATGTCAACGACATCGTAGTTGTCTGCATTTCGGCCAGTGTCCGTGATAACAACCGCATCGCTGCCAGATGTCGTTGAGAAGCTAACCGCAATATTTACGGTCGTCTTTTGAGGCGTGATGTCAGTTGCGCCACCAGATTCAATAACTTGGAGAGCGCCTCCACCACCCGCTGGCGCACCTTCTGCGCCCACTCCGAGATACGAGTTAGCATTTGTGTCCTCCCATGCCCAAAGGCAGCGAACAATAGAGTTGATGGTGTTGGGGTAATATTTGCTCCAACCACCGAGTTTTTGCACCAAACCGCCCATCGTTCTATCCGGGATGAACCGAATAAGCTGGCTGATAGAAATAGCAGCCTCGTTGAGAGCGAGTGTCTTATTCTGATCAACGCCTGGCAGGACTTTGAAAGACTGATGCGGCATGGATCAGCCTCGTGTCGGCGTTGCAACCGGAGACGGAGACTGCGAAGACCAAGCAGCAGCCTCGTATTTTTTCCTGTTTTCTTCCATGAGAGCTGACTTGAGCAAGGTCTGATACTGGCCTTCATAGCTTTGAGCCATCTGCGGGTCATCATTGGCCCGGCCAAAGTTGCGCTGATAAGCCGAAACGTAAACCATGGAGGCCATGATAAACAGGTCTGGCAAATACAGACTGATGAATGTCGTCGGGTTTGTCGCTGACAAGCTATCTGGACGATACGTTCCAATAAGCTCGCAAGTGTAGTTCACACTAGGATATGGCCCGACAAGGAATGTAAAATCCCCGAATGGCGCAAAATATTTAGGCTGCCCCCGATTGGCAGAAATACCGGACCCATAAACCTGATCCAAAAACTCTTTGGTTGTTGGCAGGAGCGGTACGCGGGTTCCAGCGTTTGGATCGCTCGTCCCCGAAGGCGTGATCAGATTGATTTGCTCTGGCACGACAAAAATACCAGCCGGAACAGTGATTTGTCTGTTGCCCGCTGTCAGTCCGTAGGCCGTTGTGGAAATAGACGTAAACAGGAAATCCAAATCGCGATACATGCGGTTTTCGGCATAGGTGATCATCTGCGGCAGAATGATCAGATATTCCGGGTTGTTTGCCTCCACGACGGCCATAGTGGCAATTTGCTGGACGTAGCTATTCGTCCCCGCCACCGATCCATTGTATGAAAGGCCCGTTGTCATTATGCCAACTCCGCTATGCCCTTGTTATACCGCGATCAGGCAGATTTTGCCATAGCAGCAGCCTTTTCTTCTACATCGGCCACACGACGACCCCAGCCCTTGCCAAAAGTATCCCAAGTCGGCAGGCGCTTCAGAAAATCCAGCCTCATCCCGCAGAGGGCATCCACCGTCTCGTCTGCCGGGCAGGCTTGGATGGCAGCGAGGCTTTTGGGGCCAATTATGCCGTCTGAAGGGACGCCAGCGATCTCTTGAAGGTATTTGGCAGCCCGGCCCGTGCCAGAATTGACTGCCAAATCGTAGGCCGCGTAGTCTACGCCGGATGGCAAATCGTCACCCTTGATCTTGTCCCAGTACATCTTTTTGTAGAAGGGCTTTACGATATCCGGTGTCAAAGCCCGCATGGCAGCCTCGTCAACCTCGTGGCCGACATAAGCCTCCCAAGCCCGCTTGGTCACGCCCAAGTTAGTCATGCCACCCGGATCGCGCGGGTGATTAACGTAGCCACCCTCATGCTTCAGGACGGCGGCGAAAGCGTCTTCCCAATTGTCTTTCATTTGCCGTCTCCCTTAGCGAGCAGTTCGTTCTTGGCTTTTGAGCCAGCCGACGATCCAAAATAGTAAGCGATGACGCCCGTAAAGGCAGTCTGAAGAGCCCCAAGCATCAGTAGGAGGGCTTCGTTGCCATTTTTAGGGACACCGTACACAAACATCCAGAACAAAATCCCGAAGAAGCCCAATGTGATAGCGCCTGCCAACACCTTTGGCGTGTAATCGCCAGTCTGGATTTCCCGGTTGCGGGCGCTGTCACGGTCGCCTGCCGCGATGCGCTCCAGATCAATCTCAAGCTCTGCCATCCTGACTTTGAAGTCGGCATCAATCTGCTTGATGGCAGCAAGCTGATCCGGCGTGGCGCTCTGCATTGCTTTGGCAATGTCATCAGATGAGCCGTCTTCCGTGCCAAGAAGCACATTGGAGAGCGTCTTCGTGGCAAGGCCAGCCAGTGGCCCTCCGAGAGCCGTTGCGATGGTCGGTGCTATCTGCCCCAGTAAGGGGCCAACTGCTTTCATGATGTCCATTTTACGCCACCTTCATGTAATCT